CCCGTCAGCGAGAACGTCGCCGCCGCGCTGGGTCGCCCGGTTTACGTGCTGCCGCAGCAAGACCACATGGCGCACCTGCAGACGCACTTGGCCTTCCTCAAGTCGCCGCTGTTCGGCTCAAACCCGGCAATCGTCAAGACGTACCTGTACCCCATGGCCCAACACCTGCGCGATCACGTCCTCAACTACTACCTGGTCGAGTCGCACAACGCCGTGGACAAAGCCCAGCGCGAAGAACTCATTCAGGACGAGGCGAGCGAGCAGGTCAAGGTCATCCTGCAAGTGCAGCAGATGATCGAGCAACAGCTCGGCGGACAGTTCGCTCAACAGCTGGCGCAACTCGACGAGATGGCGCAGAAGTACAAGCCCCAGCCGCCTATGCCGCCTGACAACAGCATGCAGGTTGCGCAGATCAACGCGCAGGTCAAGGGCCAGGAGATGCAGATGCGTGGTCAGATTGAGCAGGCCAAGCTCGCTCAGACCCAGCAGCGCGACGCGACCCAGGTACAGCTGGAGCAGGCCAAGATGGCCGACGCTCAGCAGGCCCGCGCCGAGAGCCTGCAAGCCGCGCAACTCAAAGAAGCCGCCGAGAACCAGCGCACCGCCGAGGAGATCGCGTCCCGCGAGCGCATGAACACGGCAGACAACGAAACCGCGAAACTGCTGGCCGCAGCCGAGATGGCTACGGGCGAGCGAGTCGCAGTGAGCACCGGCACCGGTATTAACCCCAACCCCTAAGGAGCAATCATCATGAGCGACAAACCAACCCCGGGCACCGTCCCTATGACTGGCGCACTCGTCAAGCAGCACAAGCGTATGGCTGCGGGTGAGAAAGTCAGCGGCCAGACGCTGCCCCCTGCGCCCAAAATGCCCAAGACCCCCGCGTGAGTCTTGAATCTCAACTTCTGAACCGCCTCAAGGCCGAGCAACAGCAGTTCGCTGTTGATGCCTTGAAGCGGCCAGTGGAGCGCGACGCTTTTGAGTACGGCTATCGCGTAGGAATGGTTGCGGGTTATGAGGCCGCGATCAATGTACTCTTGAAACTTCTAGATGAGGAGAAAAACCTTGACAATGATCTCTGAGGACGCGCTGGCAGAGGCTTTTCCGGCAGTAGATGCCGGCATTCAGCCTTTCGGTAGCCGTGTTCTGATTCAGATCCGCACTCCGAAGAAAAAGTCCAGTGGTGGTATCATCCTTGATTTCGGTTCGCAGGACACTGAAAAGTGGAACACGCAGGTAGGTAAGGTGGTAGCCGTAGGGCCGCTGGCTTTCCGCAACCGAAACAACATGGAACCCTGGCCAGAAGGCTCGTGGTGTGAGAACGGAGACTACGTCCGGGTCGCCAAGTACGGCGGCGACCGCTGGGAAGTACCCATCGGGAACGGCGAAAACGCTATGTTCGTGATTTTTAACGATCTTGATATCATCGGGCGTGTCACTGGCGACCCGTTGGCGATCAAGGCATTCATCTGAAAGGAGATGAGCAATGGCTGAAGTGATGAAAGAGAATGACGACGTTAAGGACGACGACATCGTCATCGTAGAAGACCCTAAGAAGCTCTCCGCAGCTGACGAGGGTGATGACCACGATGAACACGAAGACGATGATGACGAGCGTGTAAAGAATTCCGGGGATGACGATGACGTCAACCCTGATGACCCCGACGACAAAGAGCGTGAAGCGATTCGCGAGCGCCGTCGTCTTGAGAAACTGGAGCGCAAACAGCGCCGCGAAGACGCCATCAAGCGCGACAAGTTGGAGTTGGACTTCCTGCGCAAGCAGAACGACACCCTTGAGCGCCGACTGGCGGGCGTAGAGCAACGCACGCACCAGGCCGACCTGACGCAGCTTGACGCAGCGATTGCGCAGGCGATTGGTGAGGCCGAGATGGCTGACCGCGTGATTGCTAAGGCGGTGGAGGCCGGCAACGGTGAAGACGTCACCAAGGCCATGCGCTACCGCGACCAGGCCATGCAACGCGCTCAGCAGCTCCAGTTCCAGAAACAGCAGGCCGCTCAGCAGCGCCCCGCGACTCCGGCACTTGACGACCGCACGATGCACTTTGCCAAGGAGTTCATTGACGAGAACCCCTGGTACGACTCGCAGGGTCGCGACGAAGACTCGGCGATCGTTATTGCGATTGACCAGGCGCTCGCCAAGGACGGCTACAACCCGTCAAGCGAGGAGTACTGGAGCGAACTGCGCAAGCGGGCCGCTCGCCGCCTGCCTGAACGGTTCGGTAAGGACAACTCCGATTCCAGCTCTCGCCGTGAATCACAGCGTGAACAGCGCGAAGAGCGCACCCCACGCGGCGGCCCAGCGGTTGGCTCCGGTCGTGAACACGCGCCAGCTAGTACGCGCAAGGAGATTTACATCTCCCCCGAGCGTAAGCAGGCGCTGATTGAGGCTGGCGTCTGGGACGATCCGGTGTTGCGCATGAAGTACGTCAAGCGTTATGCTGAGTACGACAAAATGAACCGCGCTTGAAAGAGTTGCCTTTTTGTTTTTTCCACCCTATAATTGAAATCAATCGCTGAAAGGAGCGAGTACCATGACCGACGAACGACTGAAGAAATCCGCTGGAGAAGGCCGCGAGAACAGGGCGATGCAAGATCGCGCTGTGACCCAGAGTCGCGAAATTTCCGACGATGAGCGGGTTGAAATGTTCCGTCAGCAGTTTTTCCAGTCCTCTCTACCGGACTTGCCTAAGATCCCCGGCTGGCACACGTGCTGGCTCACTACGACTAACCCTCGTGATTCAATCCAGATGCGGATTCGTCTTGGTTACGAACCCGTGAAGCCCGAAGACGTTCCGGGCTGGGAATACGCCACAATCAAGACTGGCGACTGGAACGGCTTCATCGGGGTTAATGAGATGCTTGCTTTTAAGCTCCCTCTTTCGCTGTACGAAAAGTACATGCGTGAGGCGCACCACAATGCGCCCCTGCGCGAGGAAGAGAAACTCACCGATACGGCTGAGTTCCTGGAGAGTCAAGCTCGTGCATCGAAGTCGAAGCTGACAGTGGGTGAAGGTAATGCGGAGATTGGGCAAAAGCGGGAAGCGATCTTTGATCTTTCCTGACGCAACCTTTTAACCAATTAGGAGCCTACTATGTCTTCGACTAGCGCACCCTTTGGTTTTCGTCCGTCTTACCACAACAGTGGCCAGATGCGCCCGAAAGCCTACACGATCGCTAGCACCTACGCGGCCAACATTTTTAGCGGCGACCCCGTTAAGTTGACCGACGCCGGTGTTATCCAGCTCGGTACCAGTGATGGTACTCGCAGCGGCACTACTGACGGCATCACGCTGCTCGGTATCTTTGCCGGTTGCCAGTACCTTGACGCTACCGGCAAACCCACCATCAGCCCCTTCTGGCCCAGCGGCACCACCGGCACCGAAATCGTTGCCTGGGTGTATGATGATCCGGAAACGCTGTATGACGTGCAGTACAACAACCCCTCGCCCGGCACCACGGTTCAGACCGCTGTCGGCGAAGAGTGCGATTGGACTGTCGCTTCGCCCGGTGGCTCTACCCAGACGGGCCTGAGCAACACCTACCTCACCGCAATCCAGTCGACTTCTGGCCAGTTCCAGATCACCGGTTTTGCATATAACATCAACGACTCTTTGACTGATGCCTACGTGCAGGTTACCGTTCGTCTGAACGAAGCCGCATACAAGGCTCCGGTCAATAGCATTTAAGGAGGGCTTGAATCATGGCTACCCCAATGCGTAGTACCGACTTTCGGTCGGTAGTCGAGCCTATCCTTAATGAAGTGTTCGACGGTGTTTACAACCAACGTGCCGACGAGTGGAACATGGTGTTCCGCGAGCAAAAAGGCATTCCGCGCAACTACCACGAAGAACCCGTCCTGTACGGCTTCGGTGCTGCGCCGGAACTGCCTGACGGCATGGCAGTCAGCTACCAGTCCGGTGGCGTACTGTTCCTGCAGCGTTACCTCTACAAGGTCTACGGTCTGGCATTCAGCTTGACCAAGGTCCTGGTCGAGGACGGCGATCACATTCGTATCGGTCAGACCTACGCCAAGCACTTGGCGCAGTCGCTGATTGAGACGAAGGAGACGCTGGGCGCTAACATCCTGAACCGCGCCTTCAACGCCGCCTATCCCGGCGGCGACGGTGTGGCTCTGGTGAGTGCTTCGCACCCCATCGTGAACGGCACGTTCAGCAACCAGCTGAACACTCCTGCCGCTCTGTCGCAGACCTCCCTTGAGCAGATGCTGATTCAGATCCGCAACGCTGTTGACAACAACGGCAAGCGTATCCGTCTGACACCCAAGAAGATCGTTACTGGCCCCAGCAACGTCTTCCAGGCTGAAACGCTGCTCAAGTCTGTGTTGCGTGCTGGCACTGCCGACAACGACATCAACCCGGTGAAGTCGATGGGTCTGCTGGCCGAAGGTCAGGCCAACCTGTCGCGTATCACCTCGACCACCGCCTGGTGGGTTCAGACCGACGCTCCCGAAGGTCTGAAGTTGATGATGCGTCGTGGCCTGGAAAAGTCTATGGAAGGTGACTTCGAGACTGACTCCATGCGCTACAAGGCAACTGAGCGTTATACGTTCGGTTGGACTGACCCCCGTGGTGTCTACGGTACCGCAGGTGTCTAATTGAGCGGGGGGCTTCGGCCCCCCTCTCTAATTCCGGGGTTTCCCGGTGCAGCAGACAGTCCCGGCTGACGTCATGCAGACTGTTGCACCCTTGATTAACTCGCATGAGAGGAATGAGAAATGGCTAATACTACCTTTTCCGGCCCGGTAACGTCGCAGAACGGCTTCATCGGCGCGGTCACCGGTAACATCACCGGCAACGTCACTGGCAACGTGACGGGCGATATCTTCGCCAGCAATCAAGCACTTTCGGGCGCGGGCGCAGTCAATACGACTGACATGCTCACGTCGCTGACCACCACCGGCGCTGCCCAGGCTCTAACCCTGGCTAACGGCACCCTGGGTCAAATTAAAATCATCAGCCACGTGGTTGATGGCGGCTCTGCCGTACTCACTCCTACCACCAAAATTGGCTTCAGCACCATCACCTTCACCAATGTGGGTGACAGCGCGATGCTGATCTACACTGCTGCCGGTTGGGATATTGTTTCCCTGAACGGCGCTGTGGCGGCTTAATTTGGTGAAACGCGAGGGGGTCGTTTGATCCCCTCACTTTTAGGAGATAGGTATGGCGGACGCTGTTACTTCACAAACGATTCTTGACGGTGAACGCTTGTTCATCGGTAAGTTTACAAACCTTTCAGACGGAACGGGTGAGACAGCGGTCGTCAAGATTGATGTCTCCACGCTGAACCCGAACGCTGCCGGTAATGCCTGCAACGGTGTCAAGATCAACAAAATTTGGTCTACTACGCACGGTATGCAAGTTAGGATTCTGTTTGACGCGACCACAGACGCATTTGCCTGGGTTGTTCCGCAGAACTCGAATTACCTTATGGATTTTTCGACGTTCGGGGGTCTGCCGAGCAACGCGGGCGCGGGCGTCACGGGGGACGTTTCGTTTACTACGCAAGATGCAAGTGCTGGCGATTCTTACGCTATCGTGCTTGAGTGCATCAAGACTTATGGTACGCAGCCGTAAGGTGTCGGGATCATGGATTTGGCGCTGTTATGGAACACGGTTCTGTCGTTGTTCATCGGCTTGCTCAGCTGGGTCTTGAAAGAGAAATCAGCTGAGTTGAACCGCGTGACTATCCTGCTGAACAGGACTCGTGAAGAAGTCGCAAAAGAATACGTGACCAAGGTCGAAGTCCACGCCGACATCAACCGGGTGATGACCCGGTTGGAGGTGTTAGATGCGAAACTGGATCGCTTAATTGAAGGTTACCACTCGGACAGGAGTCAGAAATGAGCAAGTCATTCAAGTACGTAAAAGAATTTGAGTTCCCCAGCCACGCTGGCTACTCTGGCTCTGCCGGGCAGCAGATGGTCAAGGGTTACTCGCGCGGCGGCGGTGTCAAAGATACGATCCGCAACGAGCGCGAAGAACTGAACCGTGTTGAAGCTAAGCGCCGGGACGCCGGTCAAGAGATCAAGCGCGTCAAGTCTGAAATGCGCTACGACAAGGCCGAAATGAAGGGTATGAAGTCTGGCGGCGCTGTCAAGAGCAGTATGATGCCCGGCGGTATGCTCAAAGACAACAGCAAGCTCGGTATCAAGGGTAACAAGAATCCCGGCGAGACCAAGATGCACACCGCGCCCAACCTGCCCGGCCCTAAGATGGCTATGAAGGCCGGTGGCCCTGTGATGCCCAAAGCGGGTTACAAGAAGGTCGACAAGGTGATGACCGAGTTCAAGGCGGGTGAACTGCACTCTGGCAGCAAAACCGGCCCTAAGGTCACCAACCCCAAGCAGGCGGTAGCAATTGCGATGTCTGAAGCCCGCCGCGCTGACAAGAAAAAGAAGTGACTTGTTCTTTCAGCATTATTGAATTATAATTTGTCAAACGAGGGGCATGCTGGAACAGCGGCCATCTGACTACACGATGGAGTTAGTATGGCCTATTCTGGCGCAGTGAGCGGTACGACATTTAATGCCCTGAAGGTGGTAGACCACGCCTTCCGGCGCTGCCGCCTGCCTGCTCAGGCCATCACGGCTGAGATGCAGGCGTATGCGCTAGAGTCTCTGTATGTGTTCCTGTCAGAGTTGGCAAACATCAAGACACCTAGCTGGTGCATCGAGAAAATCATCCTTCCGATGTACGAGAACCAACCGGTCGTCACGCTACCCCCGGGCACAGTCGAGGTGCTGAACCTGAACTACCGCACTCTGCAAATTGTGACGGGCGCGGTAACTACGGCGGGTAACCTGTATCAAGTCAATTTCACCACTCAAACCGTGGTTGACACTGTCGGTATCGCCTGGACAGGCGCGGCGGTGCCTGTGAATTTTCAAGTCAGCACCAACGACTCTACTTGGGTCACGGTGGGTTCTTATGACGGCGGAGCTACCGCCGGTGAAATCAGCTGGACTGATATCAGCGGGGCGCTACCCTTCCAATACTTCCGCATCTACACGCAGAACCCCAACGATGTGCTCAGCTACGCACGGGTTGAGTTGGGCAATTTGCCGCAAGAGATTCCGCTCGGCCAGCTGAACCGTGACAGCTACGTCAACCAGAGCAACAAAGTGTTTCCTGGTCGTCCGAGCAACTATTACTTCCAGCGCGACCTGCCTGAGCCGGTGGTTTACCTCTGGCCCGCGCCCTTCTCAGCGGCGATGCAGGCACAACTCGTGCTTTGGAGGCATCGGCAGATCATGGACACCCAAAACCTTCAACAGGAAGTCGAAGTGCCTCAGCGGTGGCTTGAGGCAATTATCGACGGTCTGTCTGCCCGGGTGGCCGCTGAGACTCCGCAAGTTGACCCGCAGATCATGGCTGTGCGCGAGCAGAAAGCCGCAATGAGCCTGCAGCGGGCTTGGGACGGTGACAACGACGGCTCGCCGATCCAGATCAACCCCGGTATCGGAGTGTACACTAAATGAGCAAATTTCTCGACCCAACCGGCCAGCCGACTTACGGCATTGCTATTTGCGGTCGTTGCTCGCGCAAAATGCTGTTGTCGGCGCTTTCGCCTGACCCTAACTATCCCGGCCTGATGGTCTGCGAGGAGGACCGCGATCAATATGACCCGTACCGCCTAGCGCCCCGGCGTCCCGATCAGATCGTCCTACCGTTCAACCGTCCGGACACCCCCATTAACACTCACCCTGCTGGCGTCATTCAAGAGCAAGGCGATGAGTTTATCGTCACTGAAGACGGTAACGGCTATTTGGAGTTCTAAATGTCTGACGTACCAAGCAATCTGATTCCGACCCGAGTCACGCAGTTGCCCGTAGCCCCGGTGGCTTCGGAAGACTCGCTGATGATGATCGTTTACCAGGGTAACAACTACCAGATTCGTGTAGGTGACCTACTGAGCGTGGCCGGGGTGCCGGTTACTCGCCAAGTCATTGCGGGCACTGGATTGACGGGCGGCGGTCAGCTGAGCAGCAACGTCACGTTAAGCATCGCCAACGGCGGCGTGGGAACTACTCAGCTGGCCAACACAGGTGTGACGCCGGGAACCTACGGTAATTCTGCCAATATTCCCGTTTTCATTGTTGATGCGACCGGGCGTATTACAGCAGCTAGCACTGTGCCTGCTTCTGGCGGCGGTGGTGTTCCCACGAGCACGCAAGTTATTGCCGGAACCGGTTTGAATGGTGGTGGCCCGTTGACGGGCAACGTCACGCTGAATGCGAATCTTTCTAATGCGACTCCGCTCTCTGTTGACACGACCGGCTCTGCTGGCGTCTCCACCAATATTGCTCGCGCTGACCATCAACACCCTGCTATCGATCTGGCTGATGACGATCAAGTGGACGGGCTGCTCGGCCTTGACAACGGCGGTACGGCGCGTAGCCTCGTAGCTAACGAAGGTGCAATCATTTGGTCAGGCGCGGATGGTCTTTACGTCGGCCCTCCGGGTGTTGCTGGGCAAGTTTTACTTTCTGGCGGAATTGGTCAATACACGTGGTCTGATCAAGACCAGCTCGACGTCGGTCAAGCTGACAACATTAACGGCGGCGTAGCCAACCAACTGTTATACCAAAGCGCAACTGATACCACTGCGTTTGTTCCCGCACCTACGCTTTCCAACACGGTTCTTTATTGGAACGGTAGCAATCTGGTTTGGGGAACGGTGCCAGGTACAGGTACAGTAGTTTCGGTCGGTCTTTCAATGCCTTCTGAATTTGCAGTTAGCGGCTCTCCGGTAACTGTGAGCGGAGTGTTGGCTAGCTCATGGGCTGCTCAGAGTCCTAATTACGTCTTAGCTGGCCCGGCTTCCGGGTCTACGGTAGGAACACCGTCTTTCCGCGTTTTAAACAACACGGATCTGCCGTCTACTATTTCTGGCAAAGCGATCACCGGGAGTACGATCAACAGCACCGCTATCGGCGGAACAACGCCTTCTAGCGGCGTTTTTACGACTGTTGACGCGACCGATGTGACGGCTTCCTTGGTTGACGCGACTAACCTTGAGGTGATGAACCTGAAGGCCAAAGACGGTACCGCCGCAGGTAGCATCGCTGACACGACTGGCGTTGTCACGCTGAACTCTTCAGTTCTTACCACGACTGACATTAACGGTGGTACGATTGACAATACGGTCATCGGCGGTACAACCCCAGTGGCAGGCACGTTCACTACGGTTACCGCCACCACGGGTAACATCACAACTGTTAACGCAACCGCAGTAGACACGACTGACCTCGAGGTCACAAACCTCAAAGCGAAAGACGGAACTGCTGCGGGCAGTGTTGCCAACGGCACCGGGGTGGTGACTCTCAACTCTACTGTTCTCACTACGACTGACATCAACGGTGGTACGGTAGACAACGCGGTTATCGGCGGTTCTACTCCGGCGGCTGTCACCGGAACTACGGTCACGGCTACCTCTCAGTTTTCCGGCCCCGGAACCGGTTTGTCTGGTACCGCGAGTGCGCTCACCGCTGGTTCAGCCAACAATTTGACGGGCGGCGCGGCGGGTTCTATCGCTTACCAGACCGGTGCAGGCGTTACGGCAATGCTGCCTACGGCCTCCGGCGTCTTGGTTGGTGGGGTTACGCCGAGCTACAGCACCGCCCCCACGTTGACCGGTACTAACTTTACAGGCATACCTAACGGGGCGCTGAGCAACAGCTCGTTGACCATCGGTAGCACCTCGGTGTCGCTGGGTGGTACGGCTACCACGCTAGCCGGTTTGACTTCGGTCACGCTGACTCAAGATCCGTCCTCGGCGCTGCAAGCTGCCACAAAACAGTATGTGGACACGCTGGTATCTTCCGGCATCACATATCATACGCCGGTCAAATACGAAGTCCCTAACACGACTGGTAACCTCAACGCCACCTACAATAACGGTACCGCAGGGGTCGGCGCTACGTTGACCAACGCAGGCGCCCTCGCTGCGTTTGCGCCAGACGGCCCCACGGCATCTCCAGGTGACCGTATTCTGATTTACAATCAGACTAATGCGTTTGAAAACGGCGTCTACACGGTTACTACCGTGGGTAGCGGTTCTGTGGCTTGGGTGCTCACTCGCGCTACCGATGCTGACACGTATGCGTTGAAAAGCCCTAGCGGGTTGGGTGAAGGTGACGCATTTTTCATTCAAGCCGGTAACACCGGCGCGGGTGAGACTTACGTGTGTAACACGCAAGGCGTGATCACCTTCGGCACGACTGCGATCAATTTTGTTCAGGTCTCAGACTCAACTCTTTACACCGCAGGAACTGGCCTAACGCTGACCGGCACGCAGTTTGCGCTCAGTACGCCGGTTTCGCCTACGCTTGGTGGTACAGGTATAACCAGTTACGGCGTGGGTGACCTCGTTTACGCCAACACGACCACCAGCCTTGACAAACTGCCAATCGGCGTAAGTAGCCGTATTCTCACATCTAACGGCACTGCGCCGGTGTGGACTGACCCGGCTAGCGTTACAGTGGGAAGTGCTACGTCGGCCACGAGCGCAACTTCAGCCACCACTGCGACCAACCTCGCCGGTGGCTCAGCTGGTACGCTCCCGTACCAGAGCGCCAGCGGCACTACAGCGATGCTTTCTGCGGGTACTGCTGATTTCGTGCTGAAGGCTAACGGTGCGGCGGCTCCCTCTTGGGTGGCGCAGTCGACGCTGTCAGTCGGTTCGGCCACAAGCGCCACCAGCGCAACCACGGCTACGAACTTGGCCGGGGGGATTGCAAGCCAGATTCCTTATCAAACCGGAGCCGGGGCTACGGCATTTCTAGCCAACGGTACTTCTGGCCAAGTGTTGAGATCTAACGGCGCTTCGGCTCCGAGTTGGAGCGGAATTGACGGAGGTACGTTCTGATGGTAGAAAATCTGATTGAGAAAGTATTCCACGCTCGGGATGCTGCTCACATTGAACACTGGAAAACCAACTCGTACGCCCGTCACCAGGCTCTCGGTGAATACTACGACGAGGTGGTTGACACGCTTGACAAGTTCATCGAGGCCTACCAAGGCACCTTCGGTATCATCGGCGACGTCACTGGACAGGAGAAAGACGTTGCCAAAATGATTCATGATGATATAATTTGGCTGAATGAGAACCGCTCTCGGTTGGCCAAGAATGTGCCAGCACTTGAGAACATCCTTGATGAACTCACCGGCTTGCACATGAAGACCCTTTACAAACTCGAGAACCTGAGGTAAACGATTATGGCACAACCTGGATACACGCCGATTCAGCTGTACCGCACCACGACTGCGGGCGCGGCTCCAACGGCAGGAAACCTGAACCCGGGAGAACTTGGGTTCAACATTAACGACGCCGACATGGCGCTATACGCTGAGAATGCGTCTGGTGTCGTCAAGCGTATTATGAACAACCCGGCGGGTCTCAAGTACCCGACGACGGACGGAGTCGCTGGGCAAGTGCTCGCTACTGACGGCAGCGGGAACTTGACTTTTACGGCGTCTTCTGGCGTCTCAACCGGTAAGGCCATTGCGATGGCTATGATCTTTGGATTCTAAGGAGCTAACGAAATGGCCAACCCGAATATTGTCAACGTAACTTCGATCTACGGCAACACGTCGTATCTCATACCGAGTACGACTGGTGCCACCGCTTGGACGGCTCTAACCCCGGCGGTCAACACCGTCAACAAGGTCAACAATATCGTGGCCTCTAACGTGACCGGCTCGGCGGTAAACGTAACAGTGTCAATCAACAGCGCGACCGGTGGCGGCGGCACTGCGTACCGAATCGCTTACCAGATCAGCGTCCCGGCTAACTCCTCACTGATCATCGTCGACAAAACGACCGCGATCTACGTGGGCGAGTCGCAGTCAGTCGTGGTCACCGTCGGCACATCGAACGCTATCGAACTCACCGCCAGCTACGAAGCACTGACCTGATAGAGGGAGGACGACGCTATGTCGATGCGCTATCAGGCCGGTATCCTAACGGCATCGTATTTTCCGCTGAAAGTTCCTGACGCGCCCACGTCTGCAACTGCTAGTCAAGCTAGTAGCACTTCTGCGTCAGTTGCTTTCACCGCGCCTGCGAATGTCGGAGGTGGGGCGGTAACGAGTTACCTAGTTGTATCTTCAGGAGGGCAGACCGGCACCGGGGCGTCTTCTCCGGTTACAGTTTCAGGATTGACCACGGGCGTGGCCTACACGTTTGTTGTTTATGCGATTAACGCTTTTGGGAACAGCCCTGCTAGTGCTTCGAGTAACACGGTCACCCCTTTGGCTATTGGTCAACAAGCCTACACAACTGCGGGAACATATTCTTGGGTTGCCCCTGCAGGGGTCTCGAGTGTTTGCGTCGTAGCGGTCGGAGCTGGTGGCGGTAATAGTAATTATAAGTTTGCCGGCGGTGGAGCCGGTTTAGGCTACAAAAACAATATAACGGTCGTACCTGGCAACGCGTATACCGTTGTGGTGGGTGTCGGATCAAGTGGCGCGGGGACTGATTCTTATTTCATAAACACTTCAACTGTCAG